GGTGGAAACCGCTTTGATGGTTCGGCTCTTCCAATCGAGGAAGCGCTAATTGGGGCGGCTGCGCAGGTTTCACGAGAGGGCGGTCGCCCAGATGTCTGCTTTGTTGACTTTGCAACTTTCTCAAACCTTGAGAAGGCTCTCGGCTCTAAGGTCGTTTACGGCGAAGCCAAGGCGCGTGACGTGGATATTGGCTTTGCCGCCATCTCACTTCGCGGTCCACGAGGCACCATCAAGGTTGTTCCTGACCAAAACTGTCAACAGAACGTCGCCTGGATGCTCCAGCTCGACACTTGGAGCCTGAACACTCTTGGTGAAGCGCCAATGTTCTTGGACCTTGATAACAACCGTATGCTTCGCGAAAGCGATGCAGATGCTTACGAAGTACGCCTCGGCTACTACGGAAACGTCGCTTGCAATGCGCCTGGATACAACTGTCGCGTAGCATTGGCATAATTCAGGCTCAGGAAGGAGATTGAGTTATGGCGAATCGTGATTTTAAGCCTGTGAAGGCACTTGAGCGTGAGGTTGTTATTCTTGGTGGGCGCATTGCGTTCACCAACGGAACAATGACAGGAGTATCTGAAGGCACTGGCTTCACATGCTCCAATGTTAGCTCTGGTGTTTTCACCATCACGCTGGATGACAAATACAGCGATCTTTTGTTTACTTACGCCCATGCAATCGGCACGGGCGGGCCAGAGACGTATATTGAGCTAACAGCCCATGACGTATCTAGCGCAAAAACATTGTCGTTTGTCATTAATGACCACAGCGACAACGATGTTCGGGGAGACTCGGATGTTGACCAGGAAATTCAATTCGTTGCGTTTCTAAAGAACAGCAGCGTAACCTAAGGAGCCTAAAATGCCCGACCCAGGAAACCTGGCGGTCATGATCCTCGACAAAGCCAAGGAGTCATCCGAAGGCAAAGACGAGGGTGAAGGCTACGCAAAGATGGCCCGAAAGGAAGCAGGTGATGCTTTCCTCAAGGCCATCGCAGATGGCGACGGAGAGATGGTGGCGCAGGCGCTACAGGACCTTCACGACATCAGTATGAATTAATTGGACGGGGGCGAAAGCCCCCGGTCCTTTATCGGAGGGCTGGATGCCGAACAACACTACCACCCTCGCCCAGCTCATCACCCGTGTAAGACAGCGGGCCGATATGGTGGGGTCCGCCTTCGTCTCAGACTCAGAGATTGTTGACTATATCAACGTCGCCATGGCGGAGATTCACGATTTACTCGTGACCAAATACGAAGACTACTACGTCAAAGATAGCTCGGAGTCGCCCAAGTCTGGCGATTACACGCTTCCTGCCGACAACCCAGGAACACTGCCCACGGACTTCTACAAAGCCCTGGGGGTTGATTTGGTGTCCGGTGGACTGACGTATCGCCTGAAGCGCTACAGCTTTCAGGACCGCAACATGTACAACTCGCCTGGGGCGGTGGCGGCAAGAATCGCAGATACGCGCTACACCATCCAGGGGAACAAGATTAAGTTTATCCCTGACCCGACGACATCGGGAACGGCGAAGCTCTACTACGTGCCGGAAGCTCAAAAGTTTGATGCAGGCTCTACGAGCGCCACCA